AGTCAGTTTCTTTTAACAAATTATTTCTTTTTGTTCTAAGATTAGCCATAGCTCTATCTTTTGCACCAGCTTCCCAAGCCGCTTCTTCTGCGTCTCTTGCTGCTTCTTCTTCTGCTGTGAGTTGAACTCTCTCACCATTTACCATTTTATATCTTGGCATATTGTTCTCCTTGTGTTTGTGTTAGTATCATAATTATTTATAGAACTCCATACATATCTATCGTGCCTGAATCTATATTTCCTGTTGTTAGTTTAAATTGTATAGCATTAATTGCACTTGTAGTATTGAAATATCCAGCACTATAATTGTTTTGTTGATATGGTCCATCAGCAACGTGGTCTGTGTTAGATATATAATGTTTTACGAATGTAGTAGATGATGGTTCAAATAAATGTAAGTAACCTGACACCGAAGCATCAGAAGCACTAGCTTCCATATTATCTCCTGTAAGATAAATAAAGTCGGTTGATTGTGCGTGGTCTCTACCTGTATTATAAGTTACAATAGCTTCTCCATCATTTTCTTGGTGTGAGGCATAAAAAAATGTTGTTGTAGCAGTTACACCATAACTACTTCCACCATTTGTAGATGTTTGGAATTGTAAATTAGAATTTGAAGCTGGGTGTAAATTATTGAAAACAAATATATATTCTTTATGAGTGCTAGTAAGACCTGATGTAATGCTTAAACTTGATGATGAGCTAGCTGTTGACCTTGATATAAAAACTAAATTACCAAGTCCTGTTATGCTACCAAATGCTGTTGCATCTTTTACTGCTCTGTTATTTAATTTAATTATACTCATTATGATTTACTCAATCCGTACATTTTAATTACTCCACTTTCTATGTCACCGCTTGTAAATTTAAAGTCTACACCATCAATAGCGGCAGTAACATTGCAATATCCAGCTACAAAATAATTACCTGTTGCGTCCCAACTCATTGCTGAATTAGTTTTTGCTATAAAATGCTTCACAAACGTATCGCTTGATGGTGAAAATAAAAATAAATCACCACAAAGAGATTGATCGTTGTCTGCACCTGATGTTGAGCCGTCCATTAATCTTTGATAACCTGTTCCTTGTGCTAAGTCACCATCTGTTTTATAACTTCCACCAGCTTCACTATCATTTTCTGAGTGATAATAATAAACTGCTGTCGTTGTTTTAGTTGCATCAAAAGCAGATGACCCATCTCTAAAATTTACTGTAAATTCAGAACCATCAGTTGCACCATGAATATTTATAAACTTAAATAAATAAGTATCGTATGTGCTATCAATATTAGAAGTAAAAGATGATGACGATACTCCTGATGTAATTGTGTTTGTTGTAATTAAATTTAAACCACCAGCTGGTAAGCTACCTAAAGCAGTTACACTTGAAATTGAATTGTTATTGTATTTAACTAACGCCATATAATTTTATAACTCCACTATCCATAGTTCCTGAACTTAATTTAAATTGTACTGCGTTTACTGCACTTGTTGTATTTCCATAACCAGCGGAAAAATAATTTCCTGAGTATGCTGTTGGAAATTGTGTGTTAGCAGTTGCAATAAAATGTTTTACAAATGTTGTGTTGCTAGGGTCAAAAAGATGTAAAAATCCTGATGTAGAACCATCATCTACATTATCAATATCATAAGAAATATCTTGAAACCCTGTGCCTTGTGCTATATCACGACCAGCTTCATATCCCAAAGCTGGTGAGCCACCGCTTTCTGCGTTATAAGCTAAAAATGCAGTTGTTGTTTTTGTTACATTATAATTAGACCCACCATCAATTGACATATTGAAAGTTAAAGGTGCATCTGCTGATGAATGTATATTAATAAACTTAAAAATATATTCTTTGTAAGTACTGTCTATCCCGCTTGTAAAAGATAATGTTGAACTACTACTAGCTGTCTGTGTAGATATTAAATTTAATCCACCACCTGATATTGAAGCTGGTAAAGCTGTTATTGATGATAAGGAATTGTTGTTGCAAAAATTAAGAGCCATTTTTTACTCCTAAGTTATTCCAAAAATTTTAAATCTACCTGATGCTATATTGCCTGTTGAAACAGTAAATTGAACTGCATTTAGTGCTGATGTAGAACCCATAAAAGAACCACCAAGAATATTTTGATGTGCGTAAGTATTAGTTTCGTGGTACTGAACTCTACCTATTATAAGTTTATGATTATTTGTGCCTAACATATCAAAAATAGTTACAAATCCTGATGTATTTTCACCTGAGGCATTTCCCATATTAGCTGGTGTAAGTTCAAATGAACTTCCGCCTGTATTTGTATTTGTGCTAAAAGTTGTGGTATCTACTCGCAAACCAAAATTATTTCTTGCATAGTTATTTGTTTCAAAACTTGACCCATTATCATCTGATACTCTCATAAACATTAAAGTATTATCTGATCCTGTTCGCATATTTGACCAAGTAAAATGATAGTCTCTATAAGCTGAGGTGATGTAAGTATTATTAAATTCAACAGATGAAGAACTACTTGCATCTATTGTATGTAATAAAGTTTTTTGTCCACCACCAGCATCTGCAAAGTCTAATTGTCCTATTCCTGTTGTTCCTGAACCTGATACAGATGCAACTCTTAAAAATTTTTCTGCTGTTACATTTCCTGTTGGAAATTTAAGTGTGTATGATTGATTAGCTGAATGTGCTGGAGATTGTAATTTTATTCCGTGTGAGTTCTGTTCACAATTTAATTGTAAAGCACCAGCAGTTGTTCCGTCTCCTTTTATTTGTAATCCAGCCGCAGAAGAAGTTGTTGTAAAGTTTGTTTTAGCATTTGTTACTGTGGCATCTGATGGTGTTCCAATGTCATTAACATTACCAAGTAATAAAATAAAATCTATAACATCACCTGTTGCTAAGTTTGATGCAAAAGTAATTGTTGAACCTGATATTGTAAAAGAACTTCCTGGTTTTTGTAATACACCATTAAGAGATACAAGCATATGATTTGCAGACTCAGGTGATACGTTTGCAGATGATACTTGCATAGTGTAAGCCGCTTGACCATTGACTACACTAATTGCATCACAAACTTGAAAGTTACCTGATATTGGTGGGTTGCCTATATATGCCATTAACTATGTTTCCTCCCATATAACGAAAATTTACCTGATGATATATTACCTGATGATAAAAAAAATCTCATACCAGTTTGATTATAATCAGATCCTACTCCGTGATTACTATAGCCAGCACCAGTTACCACACCAGCTTCACCAGCCGCATTAGAATATCCTGTTTTATAATGAACCCAAGTCCAGTCAGCTGTGTTATGTGGATTGAAAAGAGTTACTTCTGAATGTGCCGCTTCTTGTGAAGCATTACCAATTGCTCTACTTAAACGTATTTTATCATCTGAACCTGAACTATCTGTTGATTTATCGCCAGTATCTCTACCAACAAGTGTCCATTGATAAACATTGTTTGCTGCTATATCAGAACCACCTGATGCTGCTTCAAAAAATCTAAGATCAAGTACAGCACTATCTGTTGCAACGTGCAGATCATCAATGACAACACAAAAATCAGTAAAATCTGATGATAAACTTGTAAAATCAACTTGTGCTACTGCACTTGATACAGTAGTTTGAGAAATAAAAGTCCACATACCACCACCTTTTAAATGAGAAAAATCTACTCTCTTTAAAGTTCCAGCATCTGAAACTAATAACTCATCTGTGTCTGCTGGTGTTGCACCTAAAGCAGTAAATCCTGAAATTGCTGTATCACCTATTTTATCTGCTGTTACTACATCATCAGCTAGGTCGCTTGATGTAACAACTTTCGGTGCTGGTTGTTGTCCTATATAACCCACTTAAAACTCCTATGTTATTTCCATGACTGACAGTGTGCCTGAAACTTTATCAGCAACTGAGCAATCGATTTGAATTTTGTCACCAGCTTCTAAAATAACTTTAGAACCTGATAAAATTTCTAATGAACTTCCTGTTGGTATGGTTACATCCTTGACTAAAAAAGATGTTCCATTAGCAACATTGTTTGCACCACCTCTATTTGCTGTTGTACTAACGTGTTCTACTTCAACTGTTACTGCTGCTGTATGAATGTTAGCTAATACAAGACCAAGAACTACAGTTGTTGTACTTCCTGCTGCTGTGTACATCACGTAAGGTGTTCCAGCTGAAGCTGGTTCTGCTGCGAAGTTGATTGCTTTAAAAGTATTTGCCATTTATATCTCCTCTATCCTTTTACTCTTATCCTAATGCTATTGCAAGAGCTGTTGGATCGTCAGTTACAGCTATGGTTACTGTATCTGTTGCACTACCTGTCGTGGTAATACCTGATCCTGCAGCGATTGTTAGTGTGTTTCCGTTTGAAATAGTTTGACTTGAACCGCTTGACCCTGCAACAGTAAAGCTCGTCATACCACTATCTATTTCTACAAAAGAACTTCCGTTAAATACACGAAGTCTATTCGTGCTAGTATTAAAATATAAATCACCTGTGGTTAAGGCATCACCATCATTGTCTACTGATGGGTCTGAAGATTTTGATCCTAAATAAGTATCATCAAAAGCATCAGCACTCGCTGCCGCTGCTGTGGCACTAGCTGCTGCTGCAGTTGCAGAACTCGCTGCATTAGTTGCTTGTGTCGATGCAGTGGATGCAGATGTAGAAGCATTGGATGCTTGAGTGGATGCTGAAGAAGCTGAACTTGCTGCGGCTGTAGCCGAACTAGCTGCTGCGGTTGCAGATGTAGCCGCTTCACTAGCTTTTGTCGTTGCTGTAGCAGCATCGACTAATAAATCATATTTTGATGCGTTGGCATTTGTTGTTAATGGTTCTGAGCCTGAAGATGTATGAGCTGTATTAATCATGAAGATATTGTTTGTCGATGTATCTTTAACAATATCTCTTACAACATAAGCTGTACCAGCAGACCAATTACCTTTGTTAGCACCAATTTCTGATGTAACATTTAATTCACCTGCACTATCAAATCCTAAAACTTTACCAGCTCTATCTGTTGCAGAGTTTGTAAACTCTGTTGAGGTCATCGTGTTTGTTCTTGATAATTTAATCGATCTATCTAACTCTTCTTGAACTTGTTGAAGAGTCATCATAGCACGATCCAAACCCTCTTCGTGTGATTCCGCAGGGAATGGATCATTGGCGATATAATCAATCGCCTGTGTTTGCGGAACTGCTCTTCTCAACACAACTGTTTCACCTGAAGCAGGTATATTTCCTGATGTGAAAGTAACGCTTCCACCATTTGAGTTTCCTGCACCAGCCACTGTATAATGCGTGGTGATTGTTTTAACAGTCTCAATGCCTGTTGATGATCTTATGATAACCTGTAAGTCAGAGTCCGCAAAAATTTTAAATGTATAATTAAAGGCAGTTGTTGAGCCATTGCCTGAATATGAATTTTTTACTGTAACCGAAGATATTGTCATTAATTACCTTTTAATACTTTTATTTTAGTTTTTAAAGCATTTTCTACTGCTAGTCTTACTTCAGGATATTCTGCATACATTCTTTTCTCCGCATAATCTTTATATGTTTGATATATCTTTTTAATAGCATATTCTTTTCCACCTTCAAAGTCTTGATCTCCATCACTCAAAGATGAATATTTTTTGCCACCAATCCTTATTTCATCATTTATAACCTTTTGTAAAGCCTGTTTTAGTGTTAAACCTCTGAATTTTCCTGAAGGAGCTTCTACCTTACCTATATTTTGTACCCAAAACTGATAGGCTGTAGTGTCATTTTTTTTATAAGATAACAAATCAACAATTTTTGCTTTAATTTCTCTAGGTTCTGTTAGTCTTACTTTTAAGTTCATAATTTCATATAAAACAGTATCAGATTTAACATCAACTTGTCTTCCTACTAAAGATGGTCCTTGTAAAAAAGTAGATAAAGAAGCAAAACCATTTGGATTAAAATATAAAGAATTTGGAGTTCTTTCTATTGGTTCACCTGATAAAACATCAATTCTTTTTTCTAAATATTTATTACCTTGTCCAATTTTATCTAATATTTTGTCATTAAATGATCTAACATTATTAACTTCTGTTTGTATATCAAAAGCACCTGGAAAACCTTGTGATCTAAAAGATGCAAATGGAATAAGATTTCCTACAACATTTCCTGCATATTTTGAAAAATTTTTAGGAGTAGGATTTGCAACTAAAGATGCAACGTCTGAAATACCTCTTAAATATGATTTGTTTCCAGCATTTGCCATAACAGATAATATTGCAGAAGCGTAAGCATTTTGTTTATCATTATCATTTATGTTATCAAATATATTTTCTTTTATGTCTGCAAGTACACCATAAATATAAAATCTAGGATCAAGTCTTGAATATTGAACATAAGTTATAGTACCATCATCATTTTTTCTAGCTATAGAATAAGGTTGCCAACCATTTTGCAACCAAACTCTTTTAATAGAAAAATCTTTTGGACCATTTCCAGTCACAGCAGGATAACGATTACCTTGAGCATCCTCTACTTCACCGAAAACTTGATCAGCAGCATAAAGTGTAACTGATGTTCCAATAAACTGTCTACCTAAAACTTCAGCTCTTGCTCTTCTATCTCCTGATCTCCATAAATCTTGCATTTGTTTTGTAAAAAAACCTGCTATTGGAACTCTATTACCAAAGTGTCTCCAAAGGTTTGTAGGTGTTCTAATAAATGGCATTAGAAATCTAAACTCTGGAGAAGCATTTAAGAATTTTTGTATTTTATATCCCCAATCTAATTTTGATCCACCTTTTAAATCATTAGTGTATGTGCTTTCTCTTGCATATTGTAAAGCGTCAGCAGCAATAGGATTATTTTTTATATTTGCTCTACCATTTTTATCAAAACCACTTTTAAAAACACTTTCAACATTTTTTATACCTTCTCTAGAGTATAAAGGTATTCCTAAATCTAAAGTATTTTCAACTGCGTTTGCATACATTCTACCTCTAAAGTTTGCTTGTTTTAAAAGTTCATCACCTGACATAAGAAGTCTTGTTGGAAGTTCTACAATAGTTCCAAACCAATCTATAGCTTTTCCAGCAAAACCTTGAAATCCTAAATTTTCTCCACTAATCGGTCTTACAGCTCTACCATTTACAATTTGTAAATTGTCTTGAGTTCTTGAAAGAGGGTCTAGCAAAGCATCGCCTTGTCTCAATGCTTTTGAAGTTGCTATTACAACATCACCCATTGACATAATCATTCCTTTGTACTGTGCAAAACCTAAAGCAATATTTCTTTTTTCTCCTCTTATAATACCACCACTAATTAATTCTATTGGTCTAATAACAGCTTCATATATACCTGATTTAATATTAACTGCATGAGTAAAGACACCTGAAAGTAAAGAGTTAATATACAAAGAGTTAAATACCTCTATACTTCTTTGACCTCTAGTTTTGGCAACACTATCCACTATTTCTTCTATAGAAGATTTTTGCCATTGTGCAGAAAGTGTAGCAGGATTTTTTGCAAATCTATTTACACTTGCTACCATCTCATCAACATTTAACCTTTTACCTCCAGCTCTTGTAACACTTATGTTTCCAGCTTGAGTTACTCTCGCTGCACCTCTAATTTGTTCTTTTAAAAAATAAACTGTGTCTCTTAACAAAGTAGATTTCAAAGCAATATCTTTTCTAGCTTCTTCAGTCCAATTTTCAAAATTATCACCAAATTCATCTAAATATTTTTTACCAGTTTCTTTTGCATCTATGGCAATTTCTTGAATTATTTTTTTTGTTGCTAACATTCTCACTGTTGCTTGTTTTGCTTTTTCTGCATCTTTAGGTAAAGCCTTTATTATTTCATCTTTGTCTCTTGCAAGTATATTTGCTAATTCTTCTGCCTCTGTATTTTTTAAAACATCAGATGATAAATATTCTTTTACACTATCATCAAATAAATTTTCTATTTGATCTACGGCTTCAACTACTTCTTGATGATTTTTAAAACCTCTTACATTTAATATTTTTTTAATAAAACTTTCTGCATCTTTTTTTGCAGTTCTTTCTCCTATCTTTATTTTTTCTAAAATTTTTTCTGTTTTCAAACCAGGATTATCTTCTGTTAATATTTTTTTTACTCTTTTTGTTTTTTTATTTTTTTTTAAATCTTTGATTGCTTTACCATGTTCATTATATATCTCTTGTTTTTTATTAAAATCTTGAGTTTTTTTTGCTTTTTTAAACGCTTTTAAACCAAATAATATTTCTAATGGTCCACCAATTAACATTCCTTCTAAAACATTTTTTAATCTACCTTCCATTTCAGTATCGTTTTCATCTGTAGCTAAATATTGAGTTACCGCATTATTTAAAACAGGTGAATCAAATTCAACTAACATATCTGACAATCTACCTTCATTTGGATCAAAAACTGTTAAATCTGATACAGCTCCTGCACTCATACCTCTCAAACCTGTTTTTACTATGCTACCTTTTAAACCAGCATATTTAAAAAATTTATTTGGTCCAATCATACCAGTAATAAATCTTGACATACTTTCAGTAATATTACCTGCTGTTGTTTGAGGTTTGTGAAACTCAGGGAATTGTCTTTTATCTATATAACCTTCTGCTTTCCATTTTGAAGGAGGAATAAATCTTGGTATAAAATCTCTAAAAGATGTTTTACCATCTCCGTCACCAAACTCTAATCCACCTAAAGGAATAACATTTTCTTCTAAAAAATCTGCTGTTTCTTCAACCGCATTTACAACACCTTGAGGTGCAGATAATGCCATATCTCCTAAAGTATTCCAAAAATTAAAATCTTGTTCGTCAGGCTCTTTTATTAATCCTGAATTAATAGGTTGGTGTTTTGGATATTCTACAGAAAAATTTTCTAAAGCCTTTAATGATTTTTCATTTAATTTGGTCATTATTCTGAACTACTATTTTCTAATATTTCTATAAATCTATTAAAGAAAGCATTTACATCACCTTCTCCTTTATCATCAACATATCCATTAAGTTTTGCTCTAGTTTTAATTGCATTAACATTTTCAATACTAAATCTAGGATCATCACTAAATTTTTTTGGATCAGATGTGAAAAGTTGAAAAGCTAACATATTTGTTTTTATTTCTCTTTTTTCAGAAACTAAATCAAATTTATTTCTTTCTAAATTAAATGTGCTAAATTTTTCAATGTCTATATCTTCATATTTATCAACTATTATTTTTCTTAAATCACCAGCATAATCAATTTTTTCTTCTATCGAAGCATCAGCATTTAATCTTAAATATTTATCAAATCGAATATCATATTCCTTTTGTGCTTCTACTGCTTTTACTGGACTGTCTGCATCTCCCAAAGCTCCAAAATCATTTGTGAAAGATTTTCTTATAATAGATTTTTGATTTGTTATGTATTCATTTAATTCTTTACCTTGATTAACACGATCAATACTATTTTCATGTTTTAATTTTTGAGCTATAATCTTTTCTTCTAAATCATCTAATTTTTTTGCAGAAGCTCCAAAATCAACTTTAAAACCATTATCTCTCTCTATGTTTCTAGCTTCATCTATTAATGATTGAGCTTTATCAAAGTCTGCATTAGGATCACCAACAATAGTAATTTCAGTTATTTTATTTTCATAACCAGTTACTATTCCAGCAGCAAATTCAGCATTAGATAAAGTTTTTTCTCCACCATTTAATGAGTCAAGTTTTTTAATTTTTTCAACTGAATTTTCCGTACCTGCAATAGATAAAATATCACCTGTAATTAAACTAGCATTAAATGCTTTTGTTTTTTTATTAAAAGTAAATTCATCTAATTCAAAATCATTTTTAAAACCATCTAGTAATATTTCACCTTCTTTTTTATATTTTGCTTTTAATTTTTCATCTTTAGTAGTTGAATATTTAGCAGTTATATCATTTAATTTATTATTTATTGTTTCTAAAGATTGAGATTTAAGAGCTGTAAAAGAATTAGACTTTATTGTATTTACATACTCAGGATATTCTAAAGCTAATTGATTATTTACTCTTTCTTTAATTCTTTTATTTTTTATAGATGCAAGATTTGTTTTTTTTAAATTATCAAAGTTTGTTGATAATGAATTTAATACTTGATCTTCATTTGCATTTTTTTCATTTTTTTTTATTAAAATATCTATTTCACCTTTAATGTTTTGACTAATTTTATTAGCTTCTAATTTTTCTGCTAAATCTCTTTTTTTTAAATGAAATTTTGTAACTTGTTCAGCAGCTGGTAGTATAGCTGAAGCAACCGAAGATGTAGGTGAAATTTGAATATTAGATTGAACCGATCCTGATTGATCTGTTATATTTTGTCTTGATTTAAATGTAGGAATTTTAACCATCTTAACCAAATCCTGTTAGTAAACTTGTTCCAGCTTGTGCGTAGTAACCAAGCTCTGCTGCTCTAGCATTGTTTCTAGCAATATTACCTCTTATTCTTGCAAAATTTGCTTCTTCAAATTTTCTTGATTTGTTTATATTAGCATTATATTCAATTAAATCTTTTTCAATTTCTGCTTCTTTTGCATTATTAGCTAAAATTTCTAATCCAGTTCCTGATAATTCAACACCTGAAAATAATAATTTTGTGGTTGTTTCTCCTTGTAGTTTTACAAATTCTTTATCAAATCTTGCAATATCAAATTCTTTTTTTTGTTCTATTGCTTGTGCGTCTTGCTCTAATACTTTAGCATTTCTATTTTGAATATCTTGATTATATTTACCAGCTGCACTAGCTTGTCTACCAGCTGCTGTTGCTGCTATTGCTGTTACTGTTGCTGCTACTGGTGCTACCCAACTCATTTAAAAAATCCTCGCATATCTATAATGATCTGAACCATCAAAACCATAATGTTTCATCAGACCTTCGTTTTCTAATCCTAACCATTTAGCAAACTTTAGACCAACTTTAAAGTCTGCTCTTACAGCAGTTTGAACTCTTTTTATTTTATTTTGTCTAGCTAGTCTTGCAAAATTTTTTTTAATAGCTCTTGCTATGACTAATGGATGATCCCAAACTTTACTTGTTGCCAAAACCCAACCCTCTGCTACACCACCCCAAATGATTTTCATTCCAGCAGATGCGATAGGTTCATTGTTAATCATGCAAGTGTAAGCCAATCCTTGTTGTTCAAGTTCCATTGCGTCACCATCAAACTGAGCATCCTTATCCATAAGAACGTGGTTCATTTGACTAGCAAGAATAATCTTACCATGCTTTGAGATATAAGGCACTATATTTAGTAATTTATCCATCGTTTGTAACTAGATTTGGGTATAACGATAAAACAGTTAAGGGTAAAGGTTGAGTTTGTCTAACAAAGATAAACCCATCTGTTTCATAGTTTCCTCTAAACTCTATCTCCTTATCTCCTGTAAATACAGGTATTGCAGTGTCCATATCATCAGCAGATGATCTAAAAGGTATTCTTTCCATATTACTTAGATCAGGTCCAACTTCTACACCAACGCTTTCAAATAATCTTAATGAAATATCATATATTCTTTTTGTTTTACCTTGTGATGTACCATTAGCAGCTCCTGCATCTAATCTCATCGTTTGTAGTAAAGATGTATAAGACAAACCTACTTTGACTTTAGTAGATGATCGATCCAAAGTTATAGCTCCTGAACTTACAGTCTTGTCAGGATGTGTTGAGCCATCAGCTAAAATCGATACAGTCTGACCTTCTAAATGTTCTAATCCTGTAATCGTTGTTGTGGCACTACCACTATAATCAAGTTGTGAATCTAAAAAATTAAATGTCGTATTATCTGTTTCTGTAAAATCATAATTATTTAAATATTCTACATATCTTCTTGTAACACTATTAATGGTTCTTTTTACAATAACATAAACTTGATACTCAGTATCGTCTGTAGGTATAACAGCTACGCTTTCACAAACTGCATTACCTGAACCAAAACTACCACCAAAAATTTGTCTATGCCAAGCTGTAACTTCTTGTTCTCTTTGATAGGTTAAGCCAATTAACTCACCATCATTTCTTGTCATCCAAACAATCTGATTAGGCTCTTGTTGATATGCCATCTGTGTTATACCACCTTCAGTAATATGTTCTGCAAGGATTGTCATATCAGGTGCAAGGTAACCATCAACGTCAAAGTTATAAGCTAGTTCTCTAATCTTTCTTTTTGCTCTTTGTAAAAAGAGAGTTGCATTACCTGCTGAGATACCATCGACATTTGCTGCACCATGATTAGATTGTTTTTTAATTAATATGTTTGTAGGTGTAATAGCAACATCTGTCCCTCCTCCTGATACAGTAAACTCACCACCAGCTGTTCCAACGATTAAAGTTCTTGTTGCTGTCATAAATCTAATGGCATTTACTTGGTTAGATGCAATGGTATAAATAATAGCATCATCATCAGCTATCGTTCCGCCAATGTTTGCATCCATGTTTTCATAATCACCTGATCTTGAAAAAAATAAAGTTTGAGGTTCATTGCTTGTACCTGCAAAAACTAATCTTTGTTCAAAGAAAGTTACAGAGGATGGATGACCTGTTGTATCTGAAAAAGAACCTAGCCTCCAATCTGCTGTAGCACTTGCACCTGATAAAGCTGTTATAATTGTAATTGTTGCATTTGTTGTATCTGTAACTCCAGTTATCTTTGCATAACCGCCATTAAGAAAAACAAATCTACCAACGTCTGTTGAAAGAAAACCTGATCCACTATTTATTCCTGTTACCGCAGAAGCAACTAAAGATATTCCTGTGCCTACTGCTGATTGACCAGGATTTAAAGTTGTGTCTGTTGTATTTGCATCTTGCATTGGTCCTTTGGTAAAATCAACATCAGTCAAAGTCCAAGAGGTATGACCTGTTCTTGAAAGTTTTTCTACTTCGTGATTAGGATGAGTTATATACATCACGTCAGCAGACTGTGCATATTTAATATCAAATAGTTCTGCTGTTAAATATGGAGTAGATATTTCAAAAACTCTATTCGCTACACCGCCTGAAGCATAAGCAGTAAAACCTGTACCATTGATATTTGTGCCATCAACATCTGTAATCTCAAATGTATTTGTTGTTTTGTTTGCAACTAAATATCTTTTATTATTAAGTTCTGTCATACCTGCAACACTTGTAATAGATATTTCATCACCATTACTATAGCCATGACTTGTTGCTGTAATAACAACTGGATTAGCTTGAGTTGCTCCACTTATTGTTTTATCGCCTTCTAATATCTGACCATTATCTTTATAGAAACGAATATACTGATTACCAAACTCCATCATATAAGTTTGTGTTGTAGAAAATTCAAAAGGTATTAATCTTGTTTTAGCTGCACTACTTTTTACTTCAGCTACAAAACGTGAACCTGATCTTCTTGCTGCTGAACCATGAGGATAAATAATCATGTTCTCTAAAGTCTTACAGCCTGAAGAATATTTATTTAAATCATTTCGTCCATCGAGTTTTGCTGATAATTCACCGCCAGTGAAGTTAGTTAATTGAACTGCAACTCTTGCCATGTATTAGTACCTCGAAA